CCAACCGCGTAGGTGTTGATATAGGTGTCTGGCTTGCGTACGCCTGTACGGGGCCATTGCAACGCTTGTGTGTCTGTTGCTCGGGCCCCTAGATACCGCTCGCGGTCGAGCCTCTGCGTGGCCGTGTAGAGTGCCCGGTTGCGGCTGTCGGTGTTGCCGCTGCCCCAATGCTGAACATCAGAGTCCTCGACCAGCCCGTCGATGATTGCCTGTGCTTCAGCCAGCGTCACGTAGCTGTTTGCGTTTGCGGCTCCGGCTGTGGCTACTATTACTACTGCCATTGTCGGGCTCCGTTACTTCAATTTTAGGCTCGGGCTCTGCCATAGAAAAAGAGGCCGCCTCCGAAGAGGCAGCCTCACGTTCACGCAGTCGCCGGAAAGCGAACATGCCCATCAGACGCGCTTGAGCAGCACGGTGACAATCACGCCAGCTAGGGTGGTGGTGGTGCCGGTCACGTCCAGGGAAAGACGATCGCCAGCCTCAAGCACCAAGTTGGCAGCAGTACCAGTCAGTGCAGGAGCTTGCTCGGTGAGAGCAGTGCCCTTGAAATTGACCTTGGTAGCGCCGAGCAGGTCATCACCAGCGGTGGCGGCCTCAGTGCCTTGGCAACGACGAATCGTACCAGAGACAGCAGAGCCATCATCGCCTGCAACCGCGTGAATTTCGCGGATGCTGACCACTTCACACTTCACCGGAGCGGTGAAGAACTGCACATCAGCCACCGAAGAGGCGATGTGGTGAGTAGCAACGATGTACTGCTCAGTGGACACTTCGAATTGAGAAGGTTGTGCCATGGTTAGTTACCTCAATCGAAGTTGGAGGTCACAGTCGCCCGCACGATACCAATGTTCTTGGTTTCGTACACCTTCTCCCAGTTGGTAACCGTTTCCAGTTGCGCTCGGGTCGGGTTGGTGGTGGTCACTTTCCAGCGAGCACCAACAGGGTGATAGCAATAATGCAGGTCGATCGACATGGCATCGCTCTTAGCGAGGATGTCACGGTCGGTTTCAGTCTGCATTGCCATTTGCTCACCGCTGGCGATAGCGCCTTGGGTGAAGAAGTAAACAGCGAACTCCTGGTTGGGGGAGCTGCCATCCACCTGCACATCGTCGGAGACGATCACGCGCAGACCCATGTAGGTGGGAACGCGAACGTCACCGAAGGCACCAGCGATAGAACCGCCAACGAAGTCGGTAACGCTGGAAGTGAGCCGGGCATCACCCTCGGTCACGTAGTCGATCGCCCGACGCTCCACCAGGTCGTAGTAGACCTTACTGTGGACCGCCATGGCCACCAGCTTGTCGCCTTGGTCGCCCAGCAGAGCGCGGGCTTCAGCAACGTGGCGGGGGCTGAGGGTGGTCGGGGTGTCACCCGATTCACCATCGATCGACAGCGGGAAGAATGCAGAGGTGCTGGAGTTGCTGCCGAGCGTACCAAACACACCGCCGAGGCAGGACAGGAGGTCCTTCTGGCGTTGGTGGGCCACATAGTCAGCAATCTTGGCGCCGATAGCGGCCATGGGATCAGCACCAGCAGCAAGAGCTGCAAGGTCCCGAGCCTCGAAGGCGCGACCGCGGTGCAGGATCACACCAGTCTGCTTTCCAGCTTCGATTTTGCCAGGCGTCAGCGAGGTGCTGTCAGTCAGCACTTCGAAGTCGCCAGACAGGTTGGCCTTCCAGAAAGGCACGTTAATAAAATCACCGCCCTCGGTTGCATTAAGCTCGGCCATCGGCTGAACCACACCGGAAGCCAAAAAGGCATCACGCAGGGTGGTTTGCTCAATGACATACGGCGTAAAAACCTCGGGGATGATGATGTCAGAGCGAAGAGTCGCCATGAGTCATCCTCAGAATTGGTTTACGGTGTGGGCGCAGCCCGATGATCCCAGCGCAGCCGGTTGAATGAAGTTTAACGTGTTGCAGCAGCTTTCAACCTGTCGTAGAGATCACGATCGGTTTTGAACAGTCGGGCCTGCTCGGTCAGATTAAAAGAATCACGTGCGAATGGGTTGGTGATCCCAGCCGGGATCGACCCTGTGCTGCTGTTCGATGGCGCACCGCTGCCTTGTGGCTTGGGCTGCTTTTGCATCCAAGCTGGCAGGGTCTTTGCCCATTCGCTAACCGGTGTGCGCTGGTAACCATCGACGATCACCACGGTGCCATCAGGCTCGCGCTCGATCTGATCACTGGTGAGCTTGGTCTTGAGCACCATATCGGGATCGTGCACAATATCTGCCAGTGCCGTCACGGCTGGCGTGACCAGCTCAAGCTCACGTACTCGGGCTTCGAGGTCGGCAATGCGCTGGTCCTTTTGCGCCGTCGCCTCACGGAATTGTTGCTCCAGAGCCTGTCTGGCTTCGGAGTATTTTCCTTGAGATTCGAGTTCGGCTTGCTCGGCTTTGCGTTTGAATTCGAGCAGCTCATCGATATCTACACCGTCAGGCAGCTTGGGTGCTTTGGATTTGGCTGCACGCAGCTCGGCAATCAGCTCCTGATTTTTGCGTTCCAGTGCTTCAACGCTGCGTTGCAGTGCTTCAGCTTCACCAGTTGCCGCAGGCTCCTGGGTTTGATTTTCGTCAGACATGCTTATCCCGCAGGGATATAGTGCATATCTAGGTTACCACTTCTCGAGGTTTGACCAGTAAGCAGCCGACATTTTGCCCTTGGTGATGTTTTTGGCGTGCCTGGCCTTGAATGATGCACGGCGGGCTTTATCTGCTGCCGACTCGCCCTGACGTGGCGGGCTACCACTGACACCCTGCTGTCCAAATCGAATCAATTTCACAGTCTCGCCTTCTTTAGCGAGCACGGCGTGTGACTTGGTTGGGTGCTTGGGCGTTCGTTTGGGCTTGTTGTAGCCCTCGAATTGCTCACCCCGGTACGTGATCACTTGCCTTTGCGCTTACGGCTTTTTCCGGCTTTGGCGAGTGCGATTGCTATAGCTTGCTTTTGCGGTTTGCCCGCCTTCATCTCCGCCTTGATGTTGGCTGAGATTGCACTCTGTGACTTGCCCTTTTTTAGAGGCATCTCGCCATTCCGCGATTTCTACGTTCAGATTAGCGCCATCCGGGCCCGTCCAACCGTGATTGGTGTAGACCGCAGGTATCCAGTCCTCACCCACCAGCGCTTCTACAGGATCTGAACTGACGCCTTCGGGTGTGAAGTGGCGGAGGTTAGGCAGATCCATATCGCTGGCGGAGCTGTTCCAAGGTTACTTCAGACCCGTCCTCCCGCACCAGTTTGGATATGGCATCGCGGGGCCCATACTTGTTGGCCAGCCGGTTGAAATAGGGCACCTTGCCCGGCCCGAGTGCTTCTGCCTGCACCTCTCGCGGCTGCTTGGATAACCACTCGCCATATGACTGGTCAACCGGCACCTGCCCGCCTGCGCTGGCCCGTGTGGCCTTGTCTGACGGCGGCAGTATATCTGGGTCGATGATCGGTACCGTGGTGCTGCGGCAGCTGAAGTGTTGCGGTGGCATCGGCCCCCGGCCATACTCAAATTCGCGTCCATCTAGCGCAGCGCACCTAGCACTGGTGCGGCTGTCGAGCGTGGCCACGTACCTGTACTTCTTGGTCACATCCTGATTGGCTTCATATACCTGTTGGCTGGCGCTGTTCGCCACCTGATTGATGCTGGTGCGGACCAGCGACACCACCTGATTATTAGCCACGGCAGTCGCTTGCCCACCTGCAGCCGCGATCTGCCTAGTGGTGCGTGCACTCTCTCCGAACTGCAATTTACCGATCAGCCGTCTGGCAATGTCCTGTGTCGTCTCGCCTGTGAGCAGCCCTTGCCTGACCACTTGGCTGAACCGCTCGGCCTGATCCACGGCAATGCCTCTAAAAGCCTTGCTGATCGCTTGACCATTGGGCAGCGTGATGGTGGCACCTTGAGCGGCAGTCAGGCTGAATGTCTGCGGTGCGCCTTGCACTGCGGCATACAGGTCGTCACTCAAAGCCACCACGTTGAGCTGCGTCGGGTCGGTAGTGACTACAGATTGTGCAAACTGCGGGCTGATCTCCACAGTGCGCACCGCATCACGCATGCCTGCAGGCAGTGCCTTAGATAGCTGCTCTGTGACGAATTCAGACTGGAGCTGGGCCAGCCCTTGCAACTCAGGCACCATCAGCTCTGTGGCATCACCGGCCCAAATGCTGAGTGACTCCTTGAGCTGCGCGAGGATCCCACGGAGCCTGGCCGCTTTCACGGGTGCCGCCAGATCGTCGATCACCCGCAGTTGTTCAGTGGCGTTGATGATGATGTCGTTGTAGGCATTGATAATCCGCCGAGCCACACTGTTGCTGTATCGATTGAGATCGATCGCGTTACGGTACAGAGTGGCTGGCGTGGTCATACCGGTATCCCCAAATCCTCAGGTTGATATCCCGAACTCACCGTCACATTGGCGCCTTGCCTAAGGGCACTGCCGACCACCGCGCAAAACGCTTCATATCCATTGTCGCCATCTTCGAGCAATGTCATTTCATCTACTTCATCTGGTTTGCCATCTACATACCAACATATACGGACAATGGCCAGCACATCCTCAGGTAGTGCCACTACCGTATACCCCAGCTGTGGTTTACGAGATGCCACCCGTTTGGGTTGCTTCGAGCTCTTCTTCAACATCAAAGTTGTCACCCAGTACATCACCTTCAGCCAGTTCACGTAGCAGCGTCTCCTGTGTAATGGTGCCTGCTGTATAGAGCTGCAGCAGGCTGGCAATATCTGCCGGTTCCAGTCTCGCACCCAGAAAATCACGGTTGACGTAGCTGCTGCCAGCCGCCGTGGCATTGCCCAGATATTGAGCGTGAAATTGCAGGCAGTTGTCGATCATGTCCTGCATGTTCTGCGCGATGACCATCATGGTGCTGTCGCCCTGGCTGCGGTCGATCCGCTTGGCCTCGGCAGTCTCTGCACTGAGCTTCTGGCCGAGTACTGCAGACAGGCCTAGCTCATTGATCTGCATCGCCAGCTGCTCCAGTCTTTTGAACTGGTATTCATAGCTGGTGCCGCCAGGCTCGATGTACTCAGCCCGGCCCTCGGCGGGAAATGCAATCGCCTCACCAGGCCCGGCTGACACTTCCTCAGCACTGCTCGGGAACCCGTAGAAGGCCAGCATCGGCACTGCCGAGATATGCAGTTGGTTGTCCAGGTCAGATTGGATCTGGTAGGCCTTCAGATTCAGCTCTGCAATGTCCTCGAGCGGTGGCCGCGATTCCAGGAACCCGTGCCAGTTGGAGTATGCCACACTGAATGGGATTTCACTCAGACTGGTGGTGCCTTCGTCTACGACTTGGAAATCCCCATCGTCTTTGCGTTGGTGGATCTGATAAGCACCTGGGGTGAGCACCCGCACCTGTTCGATAGCTTTCTCTCCAAACTCGCCATCTGGCACGATCGTCGATTCCAGCAGTCGCAGTTGGGTGAGCTGTTGCCTGCCCTCCTTCTGCTCAGACCTCCACCCGAGGATCTGTCTAGGTGTGTATGTCACCCAATATGGCCTGCCGCCATCCGCAGGTGCATCCACGAGCACGCCAACGTGCCCATATCTGACCATTTTGCGGGCAGATTCGTATGTCCATACATTCAGGTCATTGCCCTGCAGATCCACATCGAAGAGCTGCTCGCGGATCGCGTCTGCGGTATCATCCAGCCGC